TCTGGTATCCAACGCGCATAGCGGCTCTTGTGTATAAACTGTTGGTACTGATCCATTATTCTTCCTCTAAGTTAATGCTGTCTAATTCTACTTCATTAGATAGCTGATTTAAATACCACATAGCCTTGTCTATATCCTGCTTGGGGTTGCCCTTGTACTGATAACGCCACAGGTACTTTAGGACATTGCCTTTTAGATAACCTCTGTAAGACTCAGAAGACATAGACTCTTCTATTGCCATTATACATTCTATGTTGCCTGTGTTGTAGTGCGAAGGTCTGTTAATTAAATCTTCTTTTTCTTCCTGCTCTTGAGCTACTAGCTTTTTATAGACTTCTGAATATGTCTTATCGTCATCCCAATCAAGCTCCGTAGTGCAATCATCTAAGCTAATCTCTTCTGCCTCTTCCTCCGCAGGTGTTGCCCAAGCTTCTAAGCCTACTTCAGCAAACTGTTCCCACGCTGCTTGTCTTCCTTTCTCTGTCTCCATGTCGTGAGAGATGTTGCTACGTGCTGCTCTGTCCCACTCGCTAGGAGCCACATCATTTAGTTTCTTGTTCATAAGGCATCTCGTTAGTTAGGTTTTTGTTTTCTTTGCGTCTAGTTTCTTTTAACTTGGAAGAACCTTGTATCTTTTTAAACTTCTTCTTCCTGAGAAAACTATCGCGCCTCTCATCTTTGCGGTTGGATTCGTCCATCAGTCGAAAGTCTCTTTGTTTTTCACATTGATCCAACTGTCTGGGATACTGTCCTCGCTAAACCACCTAAAGTTATTCTTACTTGCCCACTCACCGTGGCTTCTTTTAGTTCCGTCCTTGCGCCTTGTGGCTTGAGGCATTGGTGCGCTTGGATTAGCAAACAGAAAGACTAGCTCCGTGTCTTCAGGTAATACCTTGCTTATCCAGATGTACTTGTTGTACTCCGCGTAATCCCAAAACCGTCCCTTGGCTTCAAGTAAAATCTTCTTGCCGTCAATCTCGCGCAAGAAGTCTGGGTGATAATTATGATCAATGGTATACGAAACCTTGTCAGTATGGAAGCTCCAATTATCTAGGATGCCTGTATGTAACTCGTACTCCCAGTTAGAATCGTAGCCCTCAACAAGATTAGGAGTCTTAGGCCGCACTGCTCTAGGTTTACGGTGTCCCTTTTTAACGTAAGTCAATGGATCTGTGCCTCCCGCCTTTCTAACTCTGCGTCTATGAGGAGCCGAAAGTCTTTAAGAAACTGTCCATCTATATCAGTAACAGAACCAGAGGTACTGTGAAGAAAGCTACCTACATTAATAATCATATCCTCAATAGTAATTATCTCCTCTTCCATTGTATATCCTCCAAAGTAATTGTTTCGATAGAGAGCTTTGGAGAGTCACGCAAGAGTTGTTTGATTGTCTTGGCGATCCACTTAGGATGATAGGCGTTTAAAAACATTGTGCGTCCCGCCATGTAGTGTGTCTGTTCAGGCATGAAAGACATGTAGTTTTTTACATTGATCTTACTGCTCTCCTCTTTGTCTAACAGAGAACCAAACCACTCAACAATGATAGCGGCTGACTGAGACTTAATGCGTTTAGACTTCTTCCTGTTCATAGTAGTTCCTCTACTTTTGGCTCGACCACAACTGTTGTCAAGTATGTTAATCCATTAGAGTATCTAAAGGTTCTTAACCCATCACCATCATTAGCATCTTGATGGCACTGATACTTATACTTACACCAACTACAACCCTTCGGCAACTTTATGTTTCCTTTCTTGCCGTCTGCTACTAGATCATAGCAAAGAGCAGGAGGCGTGTCTAGTTTAAGAGAAGGAATAAGCTTGCTGATTGTTGACTTAATGTTTGGCTTATCTAGATCGTCAGGCACGTACATGCACAACTCACCGCTCTCTTTGTTCAACACCAAGAAGCCACCCTTATCCGTGCCTTCTGCTTCTTCATACCCTGCAAGCTGACCCATGTAACCAAACGGATCGTCTTGTGCCAAGCGACCTTCCCTGAACTTGTTGAACGCAAAGCGCGAAGCAGTCTTAACATCGACAACCTCGCCATTGATCTTGCAGTCCATGTGTCCAACGATCCCATCAACTGTAACTTCTTTCTGCTCGTCTGTTACTTTGTGTCCGGCCATGCGTACAAGCATCAACACAATCTCTTCAAGCAAGTGACCGTACAGAAACTTGATCTGTGTTGCACCATCAATACCACCACGGCCCTTCTCGTCACGCTTCTCGTACCACAACTGGCGAGATGGCTTCCCAATGTTAGACATACGCAGAGTGAAGTCTCTGTTACGTTCTCTGGGTGTTGCCCAAGACATTAAAGCTACCTTCATGTCAGCTACTGTCTTATCTATCTCAGCTTCAGTTAGAGGCAGAGGTATGCCATCTGATAAAGATTCTAAGTGTTTGTAGATGTCGGGTACTAGTGTATTTAATTCCATCGTGATTTTCCTGTTCGTGGTTTGCAGTTCTATGCGCTATAAAGTGTAATAATTCTACAGTTTTTAGCGCATATTAATGTTGTTGGATAACAGATTTTATATTAGTGAGCGATCCTCGAAACCACTCGCCTCGACTTTCTATTTTTTGTTCAGCTAATTTAGTGTGTATGTTCTGTTCAGCTTTTCTTCTATCTGTAAAATACTTACAGTATTCTACCTTATAATCTCTAAAAGGGGAAGAGGTCTGATACCCTGCACACCTATCGTATGCATCTAGAGCCATGCCAACCTTGAACCAACCTTCCCATGCAGGATTAGACACAGCATACACATAGCCTTCTTCAACACTAGAGTAGTTATTTAAAGATGCGAATGCAGCACCCTCTAAAGTTTTGTATCTACCCGCAGTATGTACAGGATCATACTTTGAAATTTCTTTGCCATTAACATACATGCGCTTGGCATCTCTAGCCTTCACCGCTTTAGGATTATCTTTGTAGTAGTAGGGCTTCCCTGTGCGTGGATTAATTTTTGTTTCAGTCTTAATGAGTCTCACTCCAGTTGTTTCCGACATTATAATCTCCGTCTAAAGGACAATTAAGTTTAAGGGTTAGACCTGCTTCAACAATTGCTTTGACACCTAGCTTACCGACAGCATCGGCATGGTCTTCTCTGACTTCTATCTGCCACTCATCGTGGACGTTGGCTACAAACTTAGCGTCTAGTCCATTCTTTGTGATCATCTCTTGTAGAAATATAAGTGCTTGCTTCATCACGATTGCTCCGGCTCCTTGCAACAAAGTATTCAGGGCGGCATGTTCTGAGCGAACAGTCAAGCGTCTACCGTCTAGTGCTTTAATGAATCCGCTTTTTGCTTCTCTTTGAACTCTGCTTGTAAGAGTCTTAAATGATGGGAGGTTATCAAAAAAGCGTTGTCTAAGTCCTTTACCACCTTCTCTGCCTCTGTTAGCCACAGACCCAAGCTTAACATCTCCGGCTCCATACAGTAATGCATAGATGAAAGTTTTAGCCTGATTTCTTGACTCAAGTCCCGCAAGCTTTTGATTTGTGGTGTGTATATCTCCGTTAAGGATTTCATTTGTGTACCCCTCGTCATTTAAATAGTGTGCAAGCATCCGCAGTTCTAAGCCAGAAGCATCAATGCCTACTAGCTTGTAGCCTTTCGGTACTGTCCAACAAGACCTGCACTCCTCACCGTATGGCGAGGTACTGCTTGGAATTTGAGCCATGTTAGGATGAGAGTGCGTCATGCGAGATGTCACTGCACCATTAGGATTAACATAGCCGTGGACTCTGCCAGTGTCATCGTTAAGTTCCTTAATCCAACTCTTAGTCTGAGCCAAACGCTTCTGCACCATCAGATACTTAGCAATCAATGCAGCTTGTGGAATGTTCTTAACTTTATTTAAAGCTGCCTCATCAACGATTGGTTGTCCAGTAGGCGTAAACTTCTGAGGCTTCCAACCAAAACGAATTAGGTACTCGCCAATCTGCTTGCGTGATCCTAAGTTAAAAGGCGTTTCAGTTTTACGAGCAATGGCTCTAGAGTTTATGTCTAGTACTATGCGCTTATGCTCCTCATCAGTCAGCCTAGTACCCTTGCCGTGTTGATCTGTTGCTGTCTTAGCTACTGCACCTGTGGCTGTAAACTTTGGCGACAGTATCTGAGTAGTCACAACAGGCCGGAACTCTTCTTGAACCTCTGCCTCCAGATCATATAGCTTAGTTTCAAACATAGCCATCAAGCCCATAACTTTCTTAACGTCTAACAAGAACCCCGTAGTTCGTTGCTCATCAACGATCTTAGCGACTGCATGTTCTATCTGTACTGACTGAGGCGTGAAGCCCTTGCTCTCCTGACGAAGAGCGACATAGACCTTGTAGTTAAGCAACACATCGTTCTTACAGTACTCTAGCATCTCAGGGGTGTAGTGTTCCCAAGCATCTTCAGCTTCCCCGTAGTCACCTTTAACAAAACCCAAGCGATATCCCCAACCTTCTAAGCCGTGGTTACCTTCGCGGGTTGGTTTAAAGAGCCTTGATAGTACCAAGGTATCAACGATCTTCTTGTCGAATAAGTCTAGTCCTCCAATCCTTTTAATTACAGGGAGATCATAGCCCAAGATGTTGTGACCGATCAACTTGGTAGCAGACTTTAAAAGATCATAGCCTGCATCTAGCTGAGTGTTATCAAACATGTGAACCTTCTTGGTGTCTACATCTAAGGCCACGATGCAAAAGACCTTGTCGGGTTCAAGGCCATTAGCCTCAATATCAAATACAAAGTTACTCATTTTCTTTTGCCTTTATGGTTTAAAGTTGTTGGACTTACTAAGATTGTCATGCCACGGAAGTATCTGTAAATTTGTTTCAACATGAAGACCGCTCACCAGTTTACCTCTAAGTGGTATAATATGATCGACATGCATGACTATTCCTGTTTCTTCCTGTAGTCGTTTAGCTTCCACGTAAAACTCAACAATCTTTTCGCGGTTAGCCCAAGCTACGGTACGTTTGATCTTGGCGGCCCTGCGCTCGACAGCGTATTCGTTGACCTTATCAAGGTTTGCCTTCCGCCACGCAAGAGAAGCAGCCCTGTGCCTTTCTTTGTTGGCTTCGTACCAAGCCTTGTTAGTGGCCGCCTTGACTTCTTTGTTGCGTTGCGCCGACTCCCTCTTTCTAAAATTAATACGCTCTCTGTGCGCTTGGCGATATGCGGAACCTTTAAGCGATATACAGGCTCTACACTCAGATCGTAGGCCGCTTGGGGTGGCCCGCTTCTTAGAGAAACACCCAAGCTCCTTAACCTCTCCGCACTTGTTACACTTCTTACTCATATGATCGCCTCACCAAACTCTGATGAATCATACTCGCCTAACTCTCTGAGCCTACCTGTCTCACCGTCATACATTAGCTGAGTAGCTACGCCAACATCTCCAGTGTATCTAGATTTAAGAACACGCACCTTAGTAGTCGAGGCTTCAAGCTCATCTTCTGATTGTTGGTTACGCTCCAAGGAGATGACACAGTCAGACAACTGAGCAATAGATTGTGAGCCTCTAAGATGATTAAGCCCTGTCTCTATTCCGTTCTCATGTCCACGGTTGCCATCTACTCTGCGGAGGTGTGACACTAGGATCATACCGCACCCTGTCTCTTCAACCATCGTGCGTAGTCGATGCATTATCTGATCAATACCTTTACGCTCATCTTGCTCTAGCGTAGAGAGAACTAACATATGCAAGTGATCAATAACAACCCACTTACAATCTAATCCAATGATCATGTACCGTAACTTGCTAAAGATATCATCTAAGTTATTGACACCGTGATGAGCGTGTATCCAAACGCGACCTGCGTTCTCGCCCATGAAGACCTTCTCGTAAGTGCTGTCCAGTATCTCATCACCTATCTCCTGCTTAACGCTATCTAGATGTAGCTTTGCGTTAGCCTCAACAGCCATGATACCTTCGGCAGTACGCGACCAGTTCTCTTCAAGAGCGATCACGCCTACGTTATCTTCGGTGTTGTTGATCAGCCAGTGTTCCAGTTCTCTTGTGACACTGGACTTACCTAGACCTGTACCGCCTGTCAAAGTAACAAGCTCGCCTGCTCTCAAGCCTTCAAGCTTCTTATTCAGGCCGTGCCAAGGGTAAGGTATAGCTGTCTTCCGTTCAGTTCGTAGCTTCTTATACGCTTCAAACTGATCTGTTAGATTCATAACGCCCGAAGGCGTGTAGAGTTTAGCGTCCCAGAAACAGGACACGTAGGTAGAATGCTTACCGTTTCTAAGCATGTCGTTAGCATCTTTAAAGTCAGTGGGCATGTTAAGAATCTTAGCTTTTCCGGGGGTAAATAACTTAGCCACGGCTCTCGCTGATTCTTGTCCCACCTTGTCGTTGTCAAAGTTAATTACAATAGCCCCGAAGGATTCAAGGAACTCTAGGTTCTGCTTAACATCCCCGATACCTCCGGCTGCTCCTGACTTAACTGAAACTACGGGCCACTTACTTCCCAACAACTCATAAGCGGCCATAGCATCACACTCGCCTTCTGTTAAAGTTATAAACTTACCACCTGCCTTGAACAGATTCTCTCCAAACAGTCCTACCTCCTTTGCATTCCCTGTCCAACCAAAGTCCTTATTCTGCCTACGAACTTTAGTACCTGCTAATTCATGTCCATTGTAGTAAGGGTAGTAGTGCTTATCAATCTTGCCACTTGAAGTAAGCGTTGACTTAACGCCATACTTCTTGGCTGTCGCTAAACTTATCTTGCGATCAGTCAGTTCATGGAAACCTGCGGCATGTTTATTAGTAGAGAAATCATCGTTCATCTTGCTGTTCCTTCTATGCGTATCAAACTCTAGCACCGTGTCGGGCTTGTCTTCTGCACCTGCCGCGTAATAGTTTGGGTAGTGCTTCCTGCAACTAAAGCAGTATCCAGAGTCATCATCATTGACTGACACTGGATCACTGCCACCGCATTCGTGACAGGGTAAGTGGTATTTAACAAAAGGCATACGCCTTACTCCTCAGTTGCTTCAACTTCCTCTGTTGCTATCGCCTCTTCCGTGAGATGGTTAGTTTTAAGATCATCAATTAGCTGAACCGTTGCCGCTTTCATTAAGCCCATAGTTAATGCGGCTTCTTTCAATGCGTTGTCAGCTTGCATCAAGTGAGCTAAGATGTCGTTGCCCTCCGCAGAAAGCAACTCCGTGTCATAGTTCACTTCATCAACTGTAATCGTACCCATTAAAGTTCTTCCTCCATATCATTATCATCCAATGCATCGAACTCTGCACCATCAGGTATCCCTATTTCAATTAGATCGAGAACCTGCATAGCTTGGAAGTCCAATCCCTTAAAGGTAGTACCCTTCCATTCGGATGACCACTCCTTGTACTGCACCTTAACTGCCGACCCATTACCCACACGCGCATCCAGAGGATTCTTAAACTTATCCACTAGCTTTGGTGCAGATCGAACCATGCCGTTAGGGCCATTCACCTTACGCTTAACAACTACCGCAGGGCCTTCATCCATCTGCTTGATGGTGAAACCGCGTGACTTAAAGTCTTCGGCAACGTCTTCAGCCACAACTAGATTGACTGTATACACTGGCTCAAACGTAGTGTTAGGTGTAGTTACTGCTGCCCAGTAGGCAGTGCCTTGTAGTATTGCCATGTTACTTTCCTTCTGTTGGTTTAAAAAATGTTATGTGGATGTTACCACAATTAATATTGGAATGCAACTTTATTTGTTGCCGTCCATATCTCCTTCCTTGACAAAGATACCATCTATCATCTTGCCCTTGCGATCCTTGATGTCATTGTAAGCATGATTTAAACAGCCAGTAACCGTCAAACCATTACGGACTATGATGTTGATTAACACAACCATGATGTCTCCAATGTCATCAATAGGTGACTGCTCCTTACAAATACTATCGGACAGTTCACCAACTTCCTGTATAAGTTTAAGCACTTGATCCTTGTCGCTCGAACCATGAATAAGGTTACGGGCTAAGTGCCATGAAACTACCTGCTGTATTGCATGTTTAATATGAACTTCTTCTTGCATCATTCGCTCTCCCCCATCTTATAAATGTTGCCGTGCATTGTAGCGTACTGCTCAATAGCATCTTCAACAGCACTACGCTCATTCCGATCTACAAACTGTAGACTTTCTGTTGCCGAAACAGGATACCCTATTGCTTGAACAAACGCCCTGAAATGCTCAAGAAGATCCTGTCTGTTCAAGTCCTGATCATAGATAGAGAACTCTACTGCTGCATCACTAGCTTCATCATCTAAAAAATCATACGGGTTCGCTTTTAAAACTATATAAGGCGTATCTCTAATCATCACTTCTTCCTCATGCTAACCACTGTGTCGTACTCAGTGCTGTCGATTATGAATTTAATTACAGCTTGCTCTCTGACATTATACATTGAACATGCTGTACTGAGTGGAACCTTTCCCTCTACTACATCTGTTGCGGCCTTCGCTGTTGCTATAGCTTCGGCACTAGGATTACCTGACATGCTTTCTGCAAACATACATCACCTCATTTTAATAAAAGTAATACAACTGTTAGGACATAGAAGATACCAAAGATCACAATGAATCTAGCGATCCTTACCTTCACGGGTGGTGCGGGATATTGCTCCAACACATTAGTCTTCACCCACTCTACCATCGCGGGGAAGATCCCGCTTAGAATTTCCTTTACTTTCTTGATCATCTTTTAACTCCTTAAATTTCTTTCTGAATATAGCATCGAAGTTACTGTTGAACTTGTCAGCATTAGTCTTACGTTGTCTATCTCCTTTGCCACCATGCGTAGCATTACTCATAGTTGCACCTACCTTGAAGGGATTTCAAGTTTCTTAGGTATCCATTCAAAGTGACCTGTCTTTGGCGAGAACCTAGCGCACTCAGTTTGAGCAGCATCATAACTCCAATTGTTCTGGACTGATATTGCCATCAGCATTGAACCACCCAACAGACCGAAAGAAAAGGCAATCACTGCTAAACCTATATTAAAATTAGATGTATCAGGCATCTTCATTCTCCTTAACTATTGCCGGATGTTCCCGCTGTAAGCGAAGCCAGTCTTCTCTGCTTGGAGAAGGTGGTGACAGACTAGAATCACTCACCATATGTAGATTGAAATGGTTTCCTATCTCATCATACAGTGCTTCCATAGACTCTACCTCATCGCAGTTTGGCTCAAAGCCTTGTATTGATTCTAATGCCTGTGCATTGATCGAGACATCTCGTAACATCATATAGAAATAATCTTTACGTTCACTCATCATTAATCCTCTGGTAAGAAACACTGTCCAAATGTTATAACACAGAAAGGCAAACAAATTACTGCGCCTTCAAACTGTGCCGCCTCATACTTATCACTGTCTGCTATTGTAATCCATACTGCTCTGCTATCAGTAAATTCCAAGTCAATACCTACACCGTTCCGCAGATTTAAACTCAGATGATAGTCTCCAAAGTTCTTAGTCATATTGATTCCTTTTTATTAAAGTTATTGATGTACTCACCAACAGTGAGGTCAGATGATTCTATTTTAGATGTGACTGCCACCCATTCCTTCACACTCCACTTAGCTTTCTCACCTGCCACAATGTCTAGCACTGCATCTTGCAGTTCGCTAGGTTTGTCTAGAATATAGCGCACCTTTCGATGCGCTAGTGAATCTATACTAAAAGGTTTCGAGGGTATCTGCATACTATGCCGCCTTCATAAAGTTATTGTTTCTAATAGCTTCTTGTACTACCTGTTGCCTATCATTCTGGATTGATGCAATGTTCAACCTGCTAGAATTTCTAGACACTTCACAGTGTGTAGACCAGTCAGTCATAGCATTATACATTGCCCAGTAGTTATCTCCAAGGCGTTTAGAATATACCTCAGAGTACACCTTCCACATATAAGCTAGATTATTGTTACGTCTTGGCATGTCACCCATAATATATTCAGGGACAGTACCACCTTTATATAACAGATCCAGTGCTGTCTTACACTTTAGTGCATCGGCAAAGTGTTTGAATGCTCTAAGCGGATTACACTCTGTTCTGTGCCAGTCCTGCCATAGATCACGTTGCTTATGAAAGACTTCTAAAGACTTAGTAATTACTCTGCCACCCTGCTCAATGTCTAATGACTGAGTGTGTTTAGATTTATATACTGCAACCTCACCACCTATAAAGACTTGAAGATTAGTACATGCAAACTGAGTTGCTGCTGCACTGATTAAGAAAGGCCATGTCCCATCAAAAGATGATATAGATAGTAGGCTCAAAGATGCACTGTCACCATCACTGGTTTTGTATGTATGCTCTGGCAACTTGTGGTTAACAAATGTTCTCGCTCCATTATGAGATGTCATAATAGTTTCTTTCATATTGTTGATAGATAAACCTGAACGCTCAATGATATCCCTTGTAACATCTATCATGTGCTTGGGTGCTACTGCCTTGTAACCGTGGCCGTGAACACCCAACTCTCCCCCAGTATCAGTGCGGTAGATAACAGACTTGGAGCTTTGATAGTTTACATACGCCCCCTCCCCTAGATTATACATCAAAGGCGTGACACCTATATCAAAGTCGGCTGATCCATAACCTCCATCTCTTATGGCTGTGAGTGCTGTGTTGTTTGCAAACATCGGTGTAATATTATTCATTTTGTATCTCCAAAAATTAAGTTTGATTTGAGGTTGACAACATTT